CATAACTTAATTCTTGTATTGCTCTTTGTGCGTGAAAAGCTATTGTTGTTCTTGATGCTTTTGGTACAATTTTATCTTCACCAACATAAGCAATCATAAAGTTATTTATAATATCTTTTAGTTTTATAAATTGATAATTACCATATTGTTCTGTTTCTTTTACCTCTCTTACTACAACTGTATTTCCACTTATTGGAGCACCAGTGGATACCTGCACATCAAGATTAACATCAGTTGATGAAAATGTTAAGGTTGGTGATGAATAACTATAGTTTGAACTTGATATTTGTGTTCCCTCTATAAATACTTCAAATTCTGTTTCAGCTGAAGGTAATGTAGTAAAATAAGTTGTTGTTAAAGTAAACGCGGTAGTTGAACCATTACCAGTAAAGGTTTGACTTTGATTATAATATGCTTCTTGAGTTTTTGATAATAATGCCATTTATTTATTGTTTTTCTTGTTGTAACGTTTCTATTTCTTCTTTATCAACTAGTTGATATAAGCTAGGATCTTTTATAACTATACCAGCTAATTCTAATACTTTTATTACTAATTTTGTTTCCTCTGCTGCATGTAATTCATAATCAGTACTTGAACTTGCGTTATATAATGATTGATCATTAACAACTGTATATGCCCACTCAACATCAGCTGGTTTTTTAATATAATTATAATTAACAGCAGACGAACTTGCGAAAGTTGCTGTTGGATATAAATCTATAGTTGTTGCTGTTTTTCTAACAAAATAAGGTCTTTCTGCTGTAGATCTTGTAAGTGGAGACATTTCTAATTTAGCTAAATCACCTGGTTCAATTTCTTCTATTTCTAATAAAAATGATGTTGCTGTTGATCCAGTTGCTGATCTTCCTGTAAAAACAACTGTACCAAGTTTATGTACATTTGAAGCTAAAGTACCAACACTACCTGAACTTACAGACATAACTGTTCTCCATTGTTGAAATGGTTTTATTTTTTCATTAATACTATCAACCATATCTGAGTATTCTGTATTGTTACCTGGAAGTCTTCCAAATTGATTAATGTCATGGAAGTATTGCTCGAAGATTTCTAATTGAGCCTGATTTGCCAATAAGTTATATTCCTGAGGTGTAATATAACCCCTCTGTTCTTTATTTGCTATTGCTAATACCCTTTGATATACTGTATCTATACTTACTGACATAATTTCTTTTTATTTATAGTGTAGTCACCCCATAGAGATGACTACTCTATAAAGTGATTAATTATTTTAATCTTTTTTCAATGGTGTTAAACATTTCAACCCCATCATCTGTTTTAAAGAATGCAGCTAATGCTGAATAAGGATTCTCATCAAAAGGTACAGTCATGATTTTTCTATCATTACTTGCCCAATGAAAAGTTCTATTATCTCCAGAAATATTTATTATACCAGCTTCAACAGCTTTAATACCAACATTTCTTAAACTAACATTCTCATCTTGAACTAGATCCATAAATAACTTAGGTGATCTTCTAGCAAAAAGTAAAGCATCTCTTTTTATTTCTTTAGATTTCATTTCACTTACTTTATTACCTTGTTCAACCCTAATTATTGCTTCTGCTTGATCTACTTCTAAGTTTTTAGCTATATTTAAAGCTTCTATTTCCATCTCTATATCAAACAAATCATCTTTTGCTTCTTCTGTAGCATCAAATTCATTGTAAACTCTTCCTTTTTCTGGATGATATAATGATAATAATTTTTGTAATGTTTGTTTTTCTTTAGGAACATTTAAAACGCCATCTTCAAAAACAATGTGACCTAATCTCGCGTCACCTTTAAATTCATCTACAAAAACTGTTCTTTGATTAGTAGTATATTTTAATTCTCTTTCATATCCCACACCCTCATCAAACCAATAAAGTCCTCTACTTTTTATTGTGTAAGTTAATGGGGATAAACCCTCTCTTAAATAATATACTCTATCTTTAATCTGCCAATCATCTACTGTGCTTTTTGCATCTTGAGTACCTAATGTAGGAACTCTTTGCTTAGTGGCAGGTTGTAATTTTTCCATTTTAAAACCCCTTTTCTTTGCTGCTTCAGCACCAGACATAGCGGTTTCCACTTTTCCTTGTGTTTTTTGCTTTTTTGCCATAATATAATATAATTAAATAGTTAAAAAAAAATAAAGTGCTAGGTGCCGAAGCACCTAACTCTTTATAAAAATAATGTATTAGTTAAGTAACATGAAGTTATTCGCTCCTTGTACTACTAAACATCTTTCTGATAGATAATGGACCTCCATTGCATCAAGGTCTGAAGTGATGTTTCCACCAACTGAACCAGTGATCCATGATTTCATTTTTCTATCATCAGTTTGAGAAGCTCTGTATCTTACGTGTAAGAAAGGTCTTTTTAAGTTTTTACCTAAAGACTGATCATAAACTGTTGATACACCAGCTGGAATGACTACACCTCTTACGTCTGAGATATTTGTCATACCTCTAAGAGTAGAATCATTTAAATATTTCCAGTCAGTTTTATAGAAGTCATAAGAACCTCTTCTGAAACCAGAAAATCCTAAATTTAATGCCATATCCTCATCGTTGTTGAATACTCCATAAGAAGTACCACCAGCACCATAAGAATTTTGCGATGCTAACATATCATCGATAGCTAGAGAAACGCTTCTGTTAACATATAACATGTTTTCTTCGATCGCACCTTGTCCATCAAATTTCTTAAGAATCTCATCAAAAGATCCTAAGTCATCAGCTGCACTAGTACCAGCGATACCAGAAGTAACGTGACCTCTATCATTGATTGCTGCGAATAAACCTTCAGTACCTGCAGTGTCATCAGAACCAGCTGTTCCTAGTTCAGTATCTACACCACCTGTAGCTTTAGCTAATTCACCTTCAACGCATGCCATTTCTAAGTAATCAGCGAATCTAGCTCTAGTATCACCTTCAGCTTTTAAATACCATAGGTAACCATTTTGACCTTCTTCACCTGAAATTTCAACCCAACCAATAGCTGCTGTGTCAGAACCACTAACTTCAAATTTGTCTTTGATAATAATTGGTTTGTTCACAAAAGTTTTGTGTTGAGGAGTAACTGCGTTAGTCATACCACTATCTCCTTTTTTAAATTCAGATCCGTAAACGAAAAAGTCTACTGTTCCTGAAACAGAGAATCCACTAACAGCACCTACAGTTGCACCTCCTGAGTAAGGAATTACAGTTAATGTAGTATTGTCAGCTGCGATTGCTTTAACCCAGCATTTTATAATTGTTGGAGTTGCTTGGTTGTCACTTAATACGATTGTTTGACCAATACGTACAGCGTGAGTTCCAGAACTCGCGATTGTAATAACACCAGCACTAGTAATTGCTGCACCAGTGTATGATAGATGTAATCTACCTTGTTCTGACCAGATAACTCTGTCAGAAGCCATAGACTCTTCTGCACCTACTTGATTAAGAAAGCCTGAGATAGTTCTGTTTCCAAAAACCTCAGCTTCTTTCTCTATAATATCAGGTAGATATTGTTGAGCCCATCCTTCAGTAGCAGAAGATGTAAAGTCTACATAATTGCTCTGAAGCGTTTGTTTAGTCGGCGCTGGAGTTGAATTTAAATTCGACCCAGCGGTCGGAGTAATTGCTGCCATTTGTTTTAAATTTTAAAGTTTATTATTTATTTTTAATTTTAAAGCGGAGTTTATTAGAATCATCACCGCTAATCGCTCTTACTTTCATTCCACCAGTTTCAACGGTTTCATGTCCTTGTCTAGGCTTCATGTCTATATTCTTAGCGTTTTGAACACTAGATTTAACACCATCAGCCTTTCCTTGTTCGTAAAAATGATTTGCAATAGCATCAGCGTTCATGGCTGTAAATAAAGATTTATGATAATCCACAGCGTTTTCCATTTCTTGTTTTTTATTAGTAAATTTACTAACAAAATTATTAATGTCACTTTGTGTTTCTCTTGTTTTATTTACATCCTTAACATTAAATCTAAATTTCTTTTCTCCAACGTTATATTCAAAACCTTTGAATTTATCGCCAAAAACCTGTTTGGTTTTATCTTGAAATATAGATCTTCTTTCTTCTGCTAATTGATCGTTCTCTTTCTGCTCCTTGTTGTATCTATTAAAAAAATCAATAGCTTTTTGTTGCTCTGGAGCCAACTTGGATCCTGATTTGATTTCTTCGTAGTACTTAGATTTTAACCCGTTCATATGGGATTTCGCGTTGGCAACTTGCTCTTTAAACGCTAATTTCTTTCTCTTGATGTCTATTTCCTCATCTGTATCTTCATCATAATTAAAATTATCTTCGATTAAAAAGTTAATTTCATCTGTATTTAAATGAGGTTTAGTTTTGTTATAATATTCTCTTAATAATGCTTCATCATCAAGCTTACTGTAATCTTGATTTAATTTTACATAATCTTCAAGATCACCACCAGTTTCATTCATAAAGTCTACAACTTTTTGAATATTTTCTGGAATATCATTACCAGTTTGTTCAGGAGTTTCAACTTCTTTTTCAACTTCATCTCTAGTTTCCTCAACCTTATCTCCCTGTTGTTCGGTTTCCTTTTCTTCCACTTTTTCTTCAGTGATTTCTTCGATAACAGGTTCATCTATTTTTTCTTCGTTGTTGACCTCTTTGCCTTCATCACCCACTTCTTTGCTAGCTGTGGTTTGTTCTTGAACATCCACCTCATCTGTTTTTGACTCTTGAATGGACTCATCTTTTTCTTCTGTTTTAGGTTTACTTAAATCAACCTTAATAGGTTCATCATTATTTTGCATTGATTTCATTGAAGGTTTTGTTTTTTTAACCTTTAATTTACCATCTTCAGTTGCTCCTTTTGTTTCAACAACTTTGTCAGTGGTTTTTTCAGCCACCTCTTCTTTTTTTGTTTTTACTTTTGCCATAATATAATATTATATAATTAAACATAATGTATACTAAAATGTATACAAATTTCTTATTTTCCTATGTATGCTATTATTTGTCCTGCATTAACATCAATTTCAGTATATCTACCATAAATTGTTATACCAGATTTTAAATCTAAGTTTGTATTTGTTATTTGAACACCACCAGATCCTTCACTTGCTGTTTCGGAATCTGCCGCTAAATCACCAGCAGCATCTTCTGTGTTAGCCCAAACTGTTGCTGTTTCAGCAACTAAACCACCAGAAGCATCAAAATCAGTGTCAGTTAAAGCTGTTATAGCAACAAACACATGACCTGTAGGAGGTTTTATAGCATCACTTGAAGCTGTTGTAAAAACAGATCCAGTTATTTTACCAGTCCAATCTTGTACTACGTTTCCCATTTTGTTATTATTTATTTGTTATTAAAAATTACATAGGACTTAATGCACCTAAATTAAAATCCTCATCTAATATATTATCACTTGTAGATTCGAATTTTTTAGGTGGTGATCCCTTTTGTCTTTGATCTATTAATTCAGACTGTTGAGATGCTTGAATTTTAGTTCTTTCATCTTTACGATCTTCTTTTATAGTTTCTTTATTACTTAATGCATCAATTTCCATTTGCTTTAATTTCATTTGAATTTGGAACTCATGATTCATTAAATCTTTTTTCAAAATATTTTCTTGTTGAAGCTTTTGATTTTCTAGTTTTATCTTATTTTCTTCAAGTTCAATTTTACTTTGGTTTAAAGCTTTTTGTTTATCAACCTCTGCTTGCGCTGCAACTTGTTGAGATTGCGCGTTTGCATCAGCTTGAGCTTTAATATTTTCTTGTTGTAATTGTTGGTCTTGCTTAACCTTCTTTTTTCTTCTAATCTTTAATAATTGATTTGCTAGTTTAACATTTTTTATTTCCCTAATATCAATAGCATCTTCTAAATCAATACCTTGTTGTGCAATTGCTGCTTGTATATTATTTTCTAATAATTGTTTTTCTTCATCATCTGGAGCTAACTCAATAAATATACCAAAATCATGTAAATGTAAGCTTGATAATTCTTCTAAAGTTCCTACATTATGCGCTCCAATTTGTTGTATAAAAGCATCTTTAGTTGGTGAATATTCTAATATATCAGAAACACGTAATGATAAACACTCTGCTAACTCAGCAGTTAATAATAAACCACCTTGTAAAATGTGTCTTGTTGCTGTGTTTGAATTTGCTGCTGCAATTTTTTGAATACCAACTAATGAATATTCACTAGGTGTACTAGCATCTCTTGCTTCATTTAATCCAGTCACATCTCTTATCATTTGTAAATAATAATTATATGTTTGAATTAATGATTGCATTTTTGCTCCACCACTACCACTTGCGATTTCTTGTATTGGAACTTTACCAGGATTACCATCACCATCTTGTGTTAATGATCTACCAATAACACTACCAGTTTGGAAGAACATGTTTAGTGCTTCTTGTGGATTATAATTTGTTCCGTTACCAAGATCAACCTCAGCTAAACCATCAGCATCTAAATATACACCATCAGGTACTAACCTAGACATAACTTGTTGAAGTTTTAAATGAGTTAATTGAATCATATCAGCAAAACCAGTTGTTCTACTAACTAAAGATTCAATTTTTCCTTTATAAACTCTTGGAGCAACAATTGAATAGTTCATTTTTACTTTAGTATAATCACTTTTAGGTCGCATCATATTTTTTGACATCTCCCATTTAAGTAATTTTTTTGTTCCTAATACTAAAGCACCTTCATATAAAACCTCTATTGATTTTGATAATCTATTAAAATCACCATCTAATACTTCCATTGGAGGATTAAATGAATCATCTTTTATTAATACTTTTGATCCACCGCTACCAGTTGATTTAATTTTATATACTTCGTTTTTGTATGTCTTATAATTAAAATATAAAACCTGAACAATATTATTATCTAAATTTGTTATATCATATACATTATTTCTATTTAAAGAACCTCTATGTACAGCTTGCTGTGTTACTTCTGTTAAATCCTCTTCTGTTAAATCAGGAAATTGTTTTTTCAATTCATTTATTGGTACATTTTTTACCTCACCAACATAATATATATCATCAAAATAAGGTGAATCCGTATGTGACCAAACTAAATTAGCTGGATCAACATATTCTACAGTAACACCTTGCGATGTTGAAAAGTTATTTTTTACCGCACCAATTCCAATAACAGTTAAGTCATAATAAAATCTTCTTTTTGTTAAATCATATTTATTACCATCAAGTATTGTATTAATTGCTTGTTCTTGAGCTAACTCAATAGATTGTTTATATGTTAATTGCATATGAACAGAAAGCTCATCTTCATCTTCTGGTAATTTTTCAGGATTATTTTCCCATAAATTTATACCAAAAGCTTCATTAACAAAATCATTAAGCTCTCGTGTTTGCATATCCCTCATCATTGATTCCATGTAAGATGTTCTCTTACTTACACCAAAAGGATCTTGTGAGTATGCTTTAACATCGTATGCTCTATCTGCAATACCATTTACAACTATATCAACAAATTTAGGTATAATAGGTACTGGCTTCCAATCTAAATTAAGATAAGATAAATCACCATTAATTGATAATTCATCTTTATATTTCTGTATAGACTGTTCTCCTCTAGCATATAATCTCAATCTATGAAATTCTGCTTGATTAGCATTAAATCTATTCATTCCAGAAACATTACCAAACCATTCTGCCTCAATAGCTTGAGCAACTTCTAATCCATATTCTCTACCAGCCTTTTCAAGATCGCTAGCTATCTGACTTGGAAAATAACCTTTTTTTATTTGGTGTGCCATATACTTATTTTATTAATTTGGATAAAAAACCGCTATTTTTATATTTAGCGATGTTTAAACTTACTTTTTCTTTTTTTATTGCAGCGTTTGGCGTATACAAATGTCTATTGCATGCCATAATTGCTAAACCAGAACTTATTGAAGCATCAAATTGAGTTCTTTTATTTATATCAAATCTAGCCCAATCATTTAAAGTTATATTAAAATACATATTACCATAACTATTATCAGCTTTTAAACCAACGTGATCTTGAATATACATTTCAACAGCAGCCGCGTGAGCTTGTTTAATATCTTCACTTGAATTTGGAATACCACCAACTTCTTTTTCAGCTGAAGATAGTTTATTCCATATTTTGTCTGGTCTGTTCATACTAAATCCTCTATAACCTCTTCTTCGTAAATAGTATAATAATCTAGGTTTATTATTCTCTGCTAATAAAGGCATTCCGTAAAATACTAATGCCATTAATACATCTTCAAAAAATATTTCAGCAGTTTGTGGTCTTGCTATATATTCTAAAAAGAATTGATTAGCAGGAACTTCTTCCATACTAAATTTAGTTAAACCATGTAAAGAACCTTTTGATCCTTTATTATCCACTGTGCCAGATATATCATAACTATCACATCCAAATGCTCCTAAGTGCTCATTACCTGGATATTTAATACCATTTTTTATAACAATATTATTTTGTAAATGAGCTTTTGGTGTCCAACTAATCTTAAATCTACCAGTTGGATCTGGATAAAATATTACTTTACTATCTTTTATACCATTAACCCATTGGAAATTACCAGTTGATATTCCAATTGAGTTCTTTAAATCTTCATTAAAATCTATTTGTTCATATATTTTAACAAGATTAAAAATGCTATTTTGAGTTTCATCTCTAAAAGCATGTTCTTCGGTTCTTGGAAATTGTCTATAAAATTCATTTAAAGCATCTTGATCGTTTCTTAATCCTTCAACTTCATTATCCCAATGATCTATAACACCAGTATCAACTAAGTCATCATAGAGATTATATATTTCTTTTTTAGGTGTATTAAAAACTGGTATACCATACTTATCCATAAACCCTTCATAGTTCCATTCCATTGGTATAAACAAACTATATAAACCAGATTTAGTTTGTCCATTTAAATTTCTTTTTGTTACATTAGAGTCTCTATATAATTTTTTAAAATTATCACCACCTTTATCTAACGCGTTTGATGTACTCCCCATCATACATTTACCAATAACCCTACTACCTAATCGTAAACATGTTTTTGTTACTCTCCAGTTATTTAGTATATTTTCAGGTTTTTCCCACTTACCGCTTTCATCATGTACAAGCAGGTTAAGTTTTTCTCCATCATAACTATTATCAGCTGTATTCTTCCAATCTATAGTGGTATCTAAACCTACAATTTCTTCAATTTGTTCATTCGTTTGAAGTTTCTTACGAGTAAACTTTTGAGCCGGTACCCTATACGCGAGTTCACTCTTTGGTCTATCCATTCCATCTTGTATCGGTTTAAAGAAAAACGGATAATTAATAGATATTGGTACAACCTTATCTGTAAACATCTTTTTAGAGTCCCAACCAGTTTTTGATAAGATACCAAATCTTGCGTCACTCGAGATAGTAGCAAGATTAACTGCTTCCGAACTTGCCATGAACGAGAAACCAGATCGTCTATTTTTAAGGTAACATATTCCATAACACCGTTTATCTGCTTTGCAAGCTTCCCAAAATAAGTAGAATAATCTATTGGATTCTCTAAATTCAGGAGCACCCACATCAATTTTTGACCACTGAAGATACATATAGTGAGTGCCGGTGATATAAGTAGGCACACCATTATTATAAAACCAAAAACCATTTTCTCTTCTATCAAATTCTTCATTTATGTAATCATACCATTGATCTTTAGAATTATCAGGATATGCTCTCCAATCAAAAATTGTTTTAATATTTTTTAAACCATCTTGATCTTTAAATTTTTCCCAATATTGATCTTTTTTATTTTTATTTCTTTTATAAACACTTGTTGGTTTAGGTAATGCTATTTTTAAGTTTTGAATTTCATATATATCACCAATTTCACCAGTTTTACTTATAACTATAATATCATGTTCTTTATTATAGCCGTATTTCCATTTCTTACTTTTATTAAGTCTTTTAAGTGTGTTAATTCTTATTGGCTCAATAATTTTATATAACGTTTGTTTATACATTACTTTGATCTTCTTTCAGCAAAACCTGAAAAAGATTCTTCTTTTTTATCTTTCATAGGCTTGTTCTCTAAAATATTGTTTTCCTCTTGAATTCTATTAAGTATCTCAAAAGCATCGAATATAGCTAATTTTTTAGTTGCAGCAGCGTTTTTTAATCTATCAGCAGACACATCATCATCAGAGTCTACAATTTTTTCTTTTGCTACTTTAATTAATTCCTTAACTGCCTTGTGCCCAGCTTGGATTATATTCTTCTTCGTCTCCTTGATATTCATATTTAATTGAAATTGAATTTGTTAATACTCTATATAATCTTTCACCATCAATAATAAATTCATATTCACTATGTGGTGTGAATCCAACTAAATCATTTTGTTTAATATCTTTAATCGTATTATCAGTATATTTTATAATACCAATTAACGGTCTTTCTTTTTCAACACTAAACTTATCAATTGACTTTATTGGTTTTACAAAACAATATCCTTCTAAAGATTTCCAGTTTTTATTTCTTTTGTATGCAAATATTTGATCTTGAAAAACAGTATATTGATTTTTCTTGATCCAACTTCTGCTATTTTTTTCAACACCCTTTATATTATGCCATCTTCTAAACACATTGTGATGAACAATAATATTATCACCTTTTTTAATTTGTGTTTTGTTTACAATTGGTGCTTGCAAAACAACAGCTTCTCTATTTACATATTGATGATTAAAAATTTCAGTGTTTAGTATTAATTCTTTATCATCAACATTTTTAATATTGTTATATCTATTGCCCTTTGGTTTAATTATAAAGTTGTAAATACCACGCATTAATATTCGAGATTATATTCTACTGATATTGCCATATTTTTATTAAAATCTTTCCAGGGTAAAACCTCTTTATTTTTTTTAATATAAATACTAAATTTATCAGTACCTTCTAATATATCACAAATAGTATGCCCGCCGTAAACTTCTTGGCCTACGGCATAATGCATAGCTTCGTTTTTATAATCTTTACCAATACTTATCTTACGTATTAGCTTGCTCATTTTCTCTTGGTGTTATAGAACCATTTTGTATGTCTATGTTGACATCACCGTATTCTTCTTGTAGAGATTTTTGTTTCTCTAACAATTGTTTTTGCAATCCTTGTATCCCTTGCAACAATGCATACTTTTGTGATTCTGATTGACCCAAGCTTAATTGGGCGGTATTTATTCTATTAACGATTTCTTGAAGTTCCTTTAACTGAAATTCAGTTATTTTTTTTGGTTCTTCAGCTATTTTATTATTGTTTTTGTTTTTATTCATAATTAATTAAATTTAAGTTTATTACATGTTATTACTATTACATAAATAATAATATTCTTAATAAGCTATTGTCATAGCTATAATATTTTATCCTTCTAATGTTTCTATTCTTTTCTTTAAATCTTCTATAATTTCTTGTTGTTCTTGTATTGCTTTTATTAAATAAGGTACAACACCACCTGTTAAATTACCTGGTAATGTTTTTAATCCCTTTTTTTCATTAACCCACTCAGGTTTTACTTCTTCCACTTCTTGTGCTATAAATCCAGCTTTATTTTTTACACCTTTTTTTCCACTTTCTTCATCTTTAAAATCAAAAATTCTTGGTTTTAAAGATCCTATTAATTTTAATCCACCATCTAAATCTTTAATATTTTCTTTTAAACTTCTATCAGATAGTTGATCTATTTGAATATCACCAGAGCTGTTACTATAAACTATTTGACCTCTAGCTGTTGCTGATGCTTCAGTATAAAAGTTAATCATTTCTACAGTACCTGAAGTTGCATTATTCCATGCGCCAATACAAGCATATGTTCCACTTGTTGTGTTTTTTACTAAAAGCCATTCACTATCTAAAGTTGCGGTTGCATTAACCCAAAGATACTGCCCTGGCATTGTATTACCTGATGTATCAACATGAAATGTTGTTGCGAAATCAGAATGCCTTACTTTAAAACCACTACTATCACCACCGATATATGAACCACCAACAGAACTACCAGACCTAAATAAACCTAATTGAGCGGAGGCTCCACTTAGTGTTATTCTTGGGTAACTATTAGCATCACTTGTATCAAAATTACCAGAGTTTCCCGTGTTAATCACATTATCAGTTCCAGATACAGCTAAATTAGCCGCAAAAGTTGCATTACCATCATAAGCTAAAGATAAAGCAGCTGTAGCGCTTGAATTAGGTAAAAGGTTTATACTTCCTGCCCCTTCTGCATAATTAATTCTACCTTGAACAGCACTTGCATTGCTATAAAAATCTATATTATAATTTTGCGCGTTTGTAGTAGATTCAAATATTAAGGTTTTTGTACCACTTGTAGCTCCACCAATTTTAAGTGTTTCAGCTACATTAACTTGCCCTGAAAAAGTTGCGTTACCATTAGAACCAAGAATAAGCATATCACTATTCCAACTACCCCCATATGTACTGAATCTAATAGAGGTATGCCCTGCACTTTGATCATCATTAACACCTTCCATCATAGCTAACATAGAACCTACACTAGTATTTCCACAGAAACCTAATCCCATTCTACTACCATCTGTTGTTGATGTGTTTAGTAATCTAAGTAATTGATTATCGGCAAAAGAAGTTCCATTAACAGCTCCTTTACTAATGTCTATTTTACCTAGTACATCTATATTTCCTGTATCTGCGATAGTAAATGTAGGAGTAAAACTTGCATAGCTACCATAACCTACCCTAAAAGGCTTAGTGCTTCCTGAATAACTTGTAATAAGAGTAACATCTCCATGGGACCCATCAATCCTCATTCTCTCGTTAGTATGCCCGTTGGTATAGAACCTCATAGCTGCTGATGCTCTTGTCATTATAGATAAACCACCACTTGCGTTACTACCAGAACCAATATGTGCACCATCTTGAACAAAACCACTGGCTGTTGTAAAACTTGACCCTGTCGCGCCTAAAAACAATCCAGTTGATGTTGCACTAGTATTTGTTACATAAACATTTGCTTCTGCTGCTGTTCCTGTGTTAGCATTATATAAATGTATTTGAGAATCAGCATTTTGATCCTCAACTACGTTAACTTTTCCTGCAAAAGTTGCGTCTGTACCTGAATCTAATGTTAAAGAAGCAGAACCATCATTAGTTGCAAAAGTCATAGCGTTTGAACCGTGTGAATATTTTATTTGACCAAGATTATTTGCTTCTACATCTCCAAAATATATAGCACCATCAGAATCGCTTTTTGAGAATATTGTCATTCCTGAATGACCTGCTACATTTTCTATTACCAAATCATCAAAGTTTGTATTTGCTGTTTCTGTAGATGTTCCCATCCTAACAGTACCTGCAAAAGTTGCTGCTTTTGAACCCGTAAAACTTAATGCTGTTGCCCCACCTTGAATAAGCGATAATGTATCTGAACTATGATTATAACCAACCGCGCCTCTATAATGATTTGACGCTGTGCCTGATTCATCTCCAAATTGTAAAAAGTGAGATTGACCTGTTCCAGCCCATAATTGTACACCACCAGCAACTGAACCAGCTGTACCAACACTTATTATATTTGTTCCCGCATTACCTACAGGTGCACTTTTTATTCCAACATTCCCTGTAAAAGTTGCGGCTCCACCTTCTGACATATCTAATGTTAATGCTGTTATATCACTACTACCGTCTGTTCCTTTAAATATTATATCTTTATCTCCAGTTGACTGATCAATATATAAATCATCTGAGCTAACATAAATACTAGCGTCTGAACCAGTACCAAGTAATAACGGTGTATCATCTGGTAAAAACAATGCGTCTAATGACTCATCCCACATCATATATTTTCCTGAAGTTGCTCCATAAAATGTTACATCATGCCCAGTATCATTAACACCCACAGTTATTGTTCCCAAAACAGACAATGCACCACTAGCTAATGTTAATAAATCTGTATCTGAAGTATGCCCTATATTAGTTGCATTAATTATTACATTATCTACGGTTAAAGTACTTAATGTACCTAGTGATGTAACATTACCTTGAGCCGCTGTAGATAGTGTACCAGCAAGTTCTCCACTTGATCCATAAATTACAGCTTTAGAATTTACAACTGTATTTGCCGCTGCTGTATCTAAAAAGTTTAACTCCGCAGCTGTTGTTGTTACCGCAGTACCACCAATTTTTAATTTATCTTTTATAATATTTATTGTTGCGCCACCAGCAGTTTCTAATTCATTATCTGATTCGTCCCAAAGTATATAATCGCCTGATGTAGCACCAAATAATTTTACGTCATAACCTGTATCATCAACACCAACTGTTAATGTACCATCTATCTGCACACTACCATCAATATCAACATCATCTAAATTTGTTGTACCATCTATGTCTGCGTTACCCGATATATCGAGCGTTGTACCGTCAATCTCCCCAGCAACTGTAAATACTCCATCAGCGAGCGTGATTAAATCTGTATCCGATGTATGGCCTATTGTTGTGCCGTTTATAATAACATTGTCAACTGTTAAGGTAGTTAGTGTACCTAAACTAGTTACGTTTCCTTGCGCAGCGGTTAATAATGTACCAGTAAAACCATCAGCTGAAGTAATACCACCAGCTGATATATCTGCTAAATCATACCCTGTACCACTTGTATTTACTGTAGTTCCTGGTTCTGCTTGTAAACCATCAAAAAACGTCCAAGGATCTCCAGTTGCGCTTAAGTCTCTAAATATTCCTGCATATTTATGTGTACCACTATCACCGTATTGACCATAAAATCCAAAATCAACTGCATCCGCAGTATTTGCTTGATCTTTTGCTAGCTTTAGCATAGAATCTGCTATAGCCACTGTAGTAGAATCTACAGTTGTTGTCGTACCCGACACGGTTAAATTACCACCAACAACCACATTACCTGTTGTGGTAATACTATCAATATAACTATCTTTCCAATATTTACTTGAGCTACCTAAATCAACATCACTATCTGAGGTTGGTGTAAATGCGCCATCAGTTAATATAACTTGTTCTGTTGATCCAATTTTTAATGATACACCAGTATCAGCAACCATTTCTAAATACCCGTCTGCATCAGAGTGTAAATATATCGCTGAATCCCTAAAATAAAATTTATCACTACCATCAATAGTTTTTTCACCAGTAATTGTTTGTGCAACGCTTAAGTGCATTGTATCTGAATCTAAGTATGCGCTTGCTACAGCTGTACCGTTCCAAACACCTGTTGATATAGTACCAACACCAGTTATATTTGTTTGTGAAGCTGTTTGTAATGTACCAGCTAATTGAGATGCTGTTAACCTACCTGTTGAAGGGTTATAATGAAAATCACCATCCATCTCAAGACCTATATTGCCAGTACTAGTTGTAGCACCCTCGACAAAAGTTATTGGATTATCTTCATTTGTATTTTCATTATCTGTAACGAGTGCGTGAGCTGCATTGGTTGCATTAGTTGCATTTGTTACCGTAACACCAGCGATGTGTGTATCTAACGCTGTACCATCAACTGTAATTGCATCAGCTTCTAAAGTACCATCAACATCTACATCTCCAGATATATCTAAACTAGTTGCATCAACTTCACCAGCTACGGTTAAAACACCACTAGCAACTGTCATTAAATCAGTATCTCCTGTGTGACCTATTGTAGTTCCGTTAATAATTACGTTATCAACAGTAAGCGTGGTTAATGTACCTAAGCTAGTAATATTTGATTGTGCGGATCCTGTAACAGTAGCGGCAGTTCCACTAACATTACCAGTTACATCACCAGTTAAAGGACCAGCAAAAGCATCTGCAGTTACAGTACCATCAAAATATGCATCTTTAAATTCCAACTCAGATGTACCTAAATCTATTTGATTATTAGTTACAGGGTATAACGCTGAGGATGTTAATGTTAATCTAGCAGCATTATCTACTTTAAAATCAATTTCATTTGCTGTTCCAAAATCAATAGCTGTTTGAGAATCTTCACCTAATATTAAATCTGTAGCATAAATTGAAGTTATACCTGTCTGCGCAGCATCAACTGCAAAAGTTATTGTATTACTTGAGCCTGTAGATGTTAAACCAGTTCCACCAGCTAATGTTAATGTTTCACTATCTAAATCTATAGATAATGCTCCACCACTATCTCCTTGAAAATCTAGATCCGATGCTGTTAATTGATTATCTACATATGCTTTGATTGATTGTTGTGTTGCTATATGTGTTGCTGAATTTGAAGACATATTATCTTCATCTTTTATTGCTGTACCTGAAACACCAGTATTTAATACAGGTGATGTTAATGTTTTATTTGTTAGTACTTGAGAACCTGTTAATGTAGCATATGCACTAGCTACAATACTTGTACTATTAATACCATAATAATTATCATTTGATAAACTGCCATTTCCAGAAACAAACCCTACAGTTATATCATAGTAATCTGATGATCCATCTTGAGCAACATTTGAAATACTATATACACCAAAATTATCTGGGTG